ACCGCATTCCTTATGAAATGGCCGCAGAAGCCAATGGTATATGTCTTGAAACGCTATATGAATGGTTGCGGATTGGCAAACAACATCGTATGGATGGAATTGAGTCAGATTACACCATTTTTTCTGAGTCCTTAAAGAGGTCAGAGATGACAAGAGTCAGGCAGCATATGGATATAATCGCTGATAGACCCGAAAGATGGCAAGCTGATTCATGGCTTTTAGAACGCAGGTGGCATAAGCATTTCGGTGCAAATGCACAGCTTAATGAGTTAAACAATAAACTAGACCAATTATTAGATGGAGAAAAGAATGAAAAAGGAAATGCAGAAGGAAGTGACTAGAAAAGCCGTTAAGAAGATGATTAATAAAGATGATAAGAAAATGGAAAAAAAAGATGTGAAGCAAGATAAAAAGATGATGGGTAATGAAGTGTTAAAAGCCAAGATGAAAAAGAAGGACTGCAAATACTAAGGAGAAATAAAATGGGCGCAAGATACACATCACCTAAACCAGATGGTTATAAGGCTACTCGCAACAACATTTACCTTGAGCGTGAAGCAGTTCAACAAGTTCGTACCTACAAAGAAGCCGGTGCGTCTCGTAATCTTCCAGAACAAAGCAAAGAGAACTATGGCAAGAAAAAGGGCTATTAATGAAAGAAATTTATATAGAGGAATATATAAATCATCTTGAGAATGAAATAAATCTAATTTCTGGTACTGATGAGGAAATGAGAGAAAAGCTCTTAATATTTGTTTCTCGCATTATTTCTGATTTAAAAGGGATGTTTTTGAATGGATTTAATTAATTCTAAAGAGGATATGGAAATTTATTTGTCTAGTTTAATTTATTTAGTAGAAGAACTTTACAATGAAAATATATCTATCGATGAAAAGAAAATTAAACTTATCCAACTTGCTCATGAGGTAATGAGGCATGCAGCTTCCTAAAAAACTAGATAAAAGGATTCTTACAAGACGCACATTAGTTTGGCTTGGTGGACTAGGGGATGGGTATATGGTTATTGATATATCCAGTGATAGAGAAACATTTTCCGTTTTAGATGTAAGGAATGATAGGAATGAAGGGGTTTTAAATAAAAAATTTAACTCCCAAGATATTTTATTTTATACCAATAAAATAAAGCCTCATCATGCAGAGATTTTGATTTCTATGAAGGGTTTTTGATTAACAAGGACTGTTACATGATTACATTGGACGTATTGCAACAACGTAGAGAATCTTTAGCCAATACCCTAGCCACAAGCGGAGTCGATTTAGAGATGCTTAAGGAAAGGGTAAAGGTGATAAAGAAGGAGATTGCGAACATACAGGGCGCAATCATTGAAATCGATCACATGATCGAATCGTTATAAGGACATAACACCATGAGTTTACTTAGTTCTATTATCCTTCCTAAGCTCGAAGCTGAATTGCTAGCCCAAGAGCCAGCTATTGCCGAGTTCCTACTCAAACAAGTACACACCTTAGCCACCGAAGTAATCGCATGGGCACAAGCCAAGGTTCCAGCTTTAGCAGGTGATCAGAATGCCAGCTAAAAAACCTATGAAGAAAGAAGCCCCTAAAAAGGACATGAAGAAGAAAGACGGCAAAGACATGAAGAAATCAAAGAAGGATTGCATGTAATATCCAATATTAAACTTGTTTATGATATGATATCCATTTAATGAGAATATCATGACAACAACGTACGAGAAAGTTAAAGAATGGCGTAAGAACAATCCTGAAAAAGTGGCTGAACAAGCTAGAAGGTATAGAGAAAAGCATCCTAATACAGGTGCGAAAGCTAGCAAGAAGTACTATGAAAAGGATATTGAAGCATCAAGAGAGAAACATAAACTAAGGGCTAGAGAGTACAGAAAGACTAAGCCAGAGTTACAAAAGGCAAGAATTGAAAGGTTTAAGATTAAAAACGAAGCTGCACTTTGGGAAATAGCTGGTCGTCCTAGAGCAGATAAGTGTGAGTTATGTTTTATTGTTATTTCTACGGTGTTTGATCATTGTCATGATGGAGGACACTTTAGAGGGTGGATATGTGATAGATGTAATCGTGTACTCGGATCCGTTAAGGATGACGTGATGTTGCTGCAAGCAATGATTAATTATTTGGAGAATGACCGTGACAAAATTGACAACAAAGAAGCGAAATGCCTTACCTAAAGGTGATTTTGCTGGAGCTGAAAGGAGTTATCCAGTAAATGACAAGGCTCATGCTCGTAATGCTAAGGCCCGTGCGTCTGAGATGGAACATAAGGGTAAGCTATCTGCATCGAGTAAAGCTAAGATTGATGCAAAAGCTGACAAGGTACTTGGGAAGTCTAAAAAGAAATAAGGTAAGACATGGCTGTTATACCGAATAAGTGGGTTGAAAAGGAGAAGAAGAAGCGTGCTGCTGAAACCGCACCTGCTTTTGAGACTGATTTAACCGACACATGGCAACCCAGTAAAACGGAGAAGCCAAAGGCACGCCATTCTCCTGCTTCGGTCGCGACAATGCGTAAAACATTAAGAGGCATAAGGCGATAAGATGCAATGCAAATCGTGCAACTATCCCGATTCGCGTATTGTAGAAACGACTCGGGATGAAAAGACAAATCAAGTCTACCGCAGGAGAGAATGCATTAAATGCGGCAATCGCTTTACCACGCAAGAACATTTTAGAGACAACTACAAACGCTCAGACTACAAAACCCCTCCTCCTCGAAAGGTGCTTGATAAATGAGAACTGCATCAGAGATTAGAAAGCACATTGCTGAGATTCAGCATCAGCGCAAGAAGGGCGTGGAACGCCAGATAACAGTAAAAGATAAAGGGATGATTATTCATGCTAATGACCAAGATAAAATCTATGTTCCGACTGCGACTGGTCGTATTGCTCACCTCGATGACAGCTTTGTGCGTGTCATTATGGGCCCTTACGGAAGTGGTAAGTCTACATGGGCTCTTACAGAAATCGTCCAGCGAGCTTGTAGTGTGCCAGTGTGGCATGCTGGAAGACGTAGGAGCCGATGGGGAATTGTTAGGAACACAAGCGGAGAATTAAGCAGCACGACGCTTGCCTCGTGGCTATCATGGTTTGAAGAGCTTGGAGATGTTAGGAAAAGACAAAAGCCTGTTATGACTTACGAACACAGTTTTAATGATGGTCATGGCATAGTAGAGCTAGAATTGCTGTTTATAGCCCTAGATAGACCCGAGGACGTGCGCAAGATTAAATCCTTGGAGTTGACAGGATGTTACATCAACGAGCTATCAGAGGTGCCACAGGCAGCTTTAGCGCATATGAAGGGTCGTGTTAATCGTTATCCTTCTAAAGCATTCTGTCATGAGCCTTATTGGTCAGGCATTATTGCTGATACGAACCCTCCAGAGGATGATCACTGGATATACAAAGATTTTGAACAGAACACGTATGAGCATCACCGACTATTTAAACAACCACCAGGATTACTGAAACATGACGGTAAATGGGTACGTAATCCTAACGCTGATAATGCTAGTCACTTACCTGACAATTATTACGAAATGCTTGCGGAAGGACAATCACAAGAGTTTATTAAGGTCTTTTGTCTTGGCGAATATGGTTCTGTGGGTTTTGGTAAGCGTGTATACCCAGAGTTTAATCCTGACTTCCATGCAGTGGATTCACTCTCGGCTATCCAAGGTGAACAGCTCATACTTGGTTGGGATTTTGGTCTTACTCCTGCTTGTGTTGTTGTGCAGTTGTCAGCTCGTGGACAATTGTTAATATTGAAAGAATATGTCGGCGATGGGATGGGAATCAGAACCTTTGCTGAAGCTATTGTAATCCCTAGCATCGCTAAGGATTTTCCTTATTGTAAAGTGGGTTTATCCATAGGAGACCCAGCAGGAAATGCGAGGAATGAAATTGTTGAAGAAATGTCCTGTATCGGGGAGCTTAATAGTCTGGGAATACCTACGACTTCTGCTCGCACCAATGACATTGATCCTCGCCTTGGTTCTGTCCGTTACTTTCTCAATCGAATGGTTGATGGAAAGCCTAGTCTTCTTCTTGATAGGCGTAATTGTCCTACACTGTTTAAGGGATTTGTTAAGGACTATGTATTTGCACGGATTGCTGTATCAGGCGAGGAACGGTATAAAGATAAGCCTAATAAAAATATGTCCAGTCACCCGATGGACGGCTTGGGTTATGCGTGCCTTGAGATAGCGAGTGATAGGATTACGGCTGATAAAATGGGTGAGCAAAAGCATGTTGATATGTTTAACCCTGTTATGAGGATATTTTAATTGTACGTCATTCATAGAAGAGCAAGCCCAAACAAGATTAGGGATATAAATATTGCGATTGCCTATCATAATACGGGCAGAAGTCTTAAAGATGTTGCCAAGGAATATGGTATGTCATCCGGCAATGTGGAGAGGATACATCATAGCCTTGTCCGACATATTGCAAGATGTGTAGGCTTGGATGATATCTATTTTCATACTGAAAAGAAGAACCATAGCGAGCAAATGGCGGTTTATTTACAAGAATATAAATATTTATTAGAGGGGAAAGAGTTGAAAACAGAAATTACTTTAAATGATGAAGATGGCCAAGAAGCTCTTGTGGTTTCATCATGTCATGAGAACGAATTTGTGAATATCCGATTACTAGATGAATGCACAAGCTGTGAGATTTCTATTGAAGATTTAAAAGCTGCTTTAAGAAAATTATCTGCCAAATAGGAGATGAGTATGCGTGATGTTAGATGCACTTATTGCTCAAAGTATTCAAAGAAGTTAGTGGAAAATGGACGCTGCGAGGAATGTAATAAGGAGTATAAGGAAATTGTAGCAGGAATTATCAAACGCTACGGTGGAGCAATAAAGAAACTAGCCGAGAGGTAACTATGGACGAACAAACTATATTGCATGGTTTAAAAGACTTAGCACTTAAAGTAACAGACTTACATGCTCGTATTAATGCTATAGAAAAGAAGTTGGAAAAGTGTAAAACTCTAAAACATATTTGTACTTGTCATGAGTATGACTGTGAAGAGGACTGTAGGGAAACAATTTAATTAAACGGAGATTATAAAATGGCTGGACAATCAAATATCACATTATTGCTTAACTTTGCAGGTCAGGCAAATTCAGTAATTCCCAGAGATGGCAGACTTTATTGCCCAAACAATACACTTGCACAAGTTGCTGCTGCTGGATTCCTAGATAACTACTTATTGACTCAAAGTGTAAGCCTTTTACCTACTGACTTTGTATTTGCTGTGGCATCAGACGGTCACCAAATATATAAACCCGTGTTCACCAATGGCTCATGCCAATTAACCGTTTTACCATAAACCAAAAAGGAGAAGTAAATATGTTGTTTTCAGAAGCTTTAGCACAATTGAAAGCGAGAGTACCCGTTTACCGTAAAGGCTGGGAGCCACAAGATGGTTATTTGACTTTAATGCCTGGCATGACTCACGTCTGGAAGATTGTTCTACAACCTGCGCCTAATGCTGGTAATTATATATTCTCAGTTGCTGACTTAGAAGGTGACGATTGGGATGTATATAACGAGCCTAAAGAAGTTGTTGAGGCAGCAGTAGAAGAAAAAGCCGCAGAAGCAGCTAATTACCTCTTAGTTTAGAGGTTTAAAAGGCGACTTTGACGAATAGACGTTGAAGTCGCACTTTAAGGACAATTAACCCAACGGACGGGGAAGAGCATGGAAATCATTGCCGATCAATTAGGCGTTGATGATGTTAACTCTATGAATGATGAGTTACTCCAACGACTTGAAGAAGCAGATATAGATGAAGCCGAAGTATTAAAATCAGCCCGTGATGATATGGTTCTATGGGATGGTTATTTTGGCGAGAATTCAGTACGTGGCAAGGATGACATGAACTTCTTACTGCGTGACCAATGGTCAGCCGTTGAGCGTTCCGAATTTAGTCGTTTATTTAAACCTGCCATGACGTTTAATAAATTATACGATACAACCAAGAAAGTAGTAGGCGAACAACGGAAAAACAAGCCAGACTTAATGGTACGATCGCTAACAGGCAAAGCGACGCAAAAGCAAATAGACCTCCGCGCAGATTTAGTGCGCACGATTTCATATCAGTCACAAAACGATTTAGTTTATCAAACAGCATTTAAGCAATCCCTTATGATGGGTTATGGTGCTTTTGAAATCTGCTTAGAGTATGAAAATCCCAAAAGCTTTAATCAAATCATCCGTTATGAATTAATTCCAGATGTTACCCGTACATCCTTTGACCCAACAGCCATGAAACCACACAAAGGAGATGGTAACTTCTGTGCAAGACAGTATGTTTATACCAAGGAAGAATTTTATGCAACATATCCTAACGTCCTTAACCCTGTATCTTACGCTGACCCTCGTTCCTTGCTCGACTTCCAATGGGAAACCCGTGACACTATCGTGGTATGTAAGTACACACGCAAAGAATGGTACCCAGTAAAGCTTTATCTTCTTTCTGATGGTCAGGCAGTAACCGAAGATGAATGGGAAGAGATGCAAGATGACATCAAGATGCAAACTGATTTAGCGGATTCTTCGGAGGTTGTAGGAGATATCATTCGCAAATCCATACCAACTATTGTTGGTGAGAGGATGAGCAAAGACTACAAGATTCGCCAATATGTGCTGACTCAAAACCAAATCATTGAATTTACTGATTGGCCATCAAAATATCTGCCGATTATATTTGTTGATGGAGATTCAAACTTCATTAACGGACAACAATATACCCGTTCATTTATCCATGAAGCTAAAGATGCTCAGAAATTCGTGAACTATGTGGGTTCTGAAATTGCCGCTGAAATTAAGAACAGGAGACGTGAGCAATGGATGGGCACACCGGATAACATTCTTGGTAATGAACAAATGTGGCGAAATCCTGAGCTACAATCAGGAATATTAATCGCTAAGCCAGACCCAAAAACAGGTGCAATGCCAACCAAAATGCCGCCATGGGAACTATCCCCTACTCTTCTACAACAATTCCAACGTGGTTCACAAGATATGCGTGAAATACTTGGATTTTCCGAAAATGAAGCACTTCAAGGTCATGACATGTCCGGTAAAGCCAGGCGTGAACGTAAACTTGAAGGTTCAATGTCAGCTTTTGTGTGGTTTGACAATCTTAACCAATCAATAGAACAAGGAGGGCGGGTTGTCCTTGACTTATTGCCTGTGATTGCAGGAGAAAATGAACGCCATATGGTTATATCAAAGGCAGATGGTCGTACTGATTCCATTACTTTAAACAAACGAACTGGTGAAGATGAAAATGGAGAACCTATTCTGGACAATGTTTTGGATCAAGGAAATTATGACATTGAAATTGACACAGGCCCTAGTTTCGCTGTTCAAAAAGATATGGCGTTGGAGTTCTTCCAGCAAACGTTGCAAGCTAATCCGCAAGTGTTCCCCCTTATTGCAGACCTTTGGGCTAAGAATCTGGATGTACAGTATATGCCTCAGATTGCCGAACGATTCAAAACCCTTGTTCCCCCTCAAATATTGGCTAAAGAAGAAGGAAAACAATTGCCGCCACAACCTCCAAGTCCTCAAGAGCAAATGGCGCAACAGCAAATGATGCAACAGCAACAAATGATGAAGATGAATGAACAAAAGATGGCCATCGAAGAACAACAACTCATGGAACGTGCAGAAGAGTTGAAGATTCGTAAAGAAAAACATCTCCTTGAACAGGCTGAAATGATTCTAAAGGCACAGGAAATGAAGCGGAAAGCAGGATTAGAAGAGCAGCATTTGAAAGTTGAACATGGAAAGCTTCTACTTGATGCTGATAAGTCAGAAAAAGACTTTTCGTCTAAAATTGCATCAGTGCTGTCTGAGATACATAGGCATAACAATCCGCATCATAAATAACTTATGGTCGTACATATGGGGTAATAATCTTTTTAGAACGGTCTATAATTGTATTTAGCGAGAGAAGGATTCTCTCAGGGTTTCAGGCCTACCGTATGGTCTAGGGCACTAGAATGTGTCGAGATGGAGAATAACGTCATGGACGATGACAGAAATGCTTTTGCTGGACAGGTAAGCGGTGATGATGAAGATGGTCAAAGTGGTGCTGTAGATCCAGGTTTTGTTGATGAGGCGGAAGCTAATGCGACAGAACAGGAAAATGCCCACGAAGACCCACAAACCGTCATAAAAAAACGGTTAGGGATGCAAGCAAAGAAGCATCAGCGTGAGATGCGGCAAATGCAAGAGCAGATGATGCAAATGCAAGCGCAGTTTCAAAACGCTAATATGGATTCTGCTAATCCTGCAAATCATCAAAGTCACAATAGCAATCCTTATCCTTCACCAGGTCAGCCCAATCCGCCTGGAATGTCGGAAGAGGAACGTATACAAAAGGCAGTACGCTACGCGCTCGGAGCGAAGGAACACGAAGAACGCCAAGCTAAAGAAGCCCAACATGCGACACACGTACATAAGCAGTATCAACGCTTAAATGACGAGTTCGATAAAGCTTCTGATAAGTACGATGATTTTGACGATGTGGTACGAGGGGAAGACATTCCTTTCACACCTCATGTGCGGGATGCACTGTTGCTCGTTGAAAATCCAGCCGAAGTTGCGTACCGATTAGGCAAGAACAAATCTGAACTTGAAAGAATTTCAAGACTCCATCCGCTAGACCAAGCACGTGAAGTGAATAAGTTGTCGTTTTCTTTGATGGGCAACAAAGACGGTAAAACGTCTAGTTCTTCTAAGGCCAGTCCTTTAGGAGCCATCAGACAAAATCCAGCGCATTCATCCACTGCTGTTACGGATAAGACTCCTCCTTCTGAAATACGAAGGAGGATGAAGGCTGGCACATGGAAGTAAGCGAGGGTTTTAAGGATTAAAACTCGGTAAACCCAAGGTACATCCAAGTGCCCATTTAAAGGATTAAATGGAGACTTGCCAAATGGCTAACCAATTTATTACCACTGACCTAGTGTCAAACACAGCGTTAGCAATGTTTGCTAACAACGCGCCTTTCGTGATGACTGCATCACGTATTTATCAAGATGACTTCGTGTCTTCTGGATATAAGATTGGCGATACTCTACAAGTTCGTAGACAAAACCATTTCATCGTTGGTGATGGAAGTGTAGCGACTCCTCAGTCAATCATAGAAACTGTTGAGACTATCGTAATTGCGCATCAATACCATGCGTTGATTGCATACACTATTCAAGATTTGTCTTTAAGAATCGAGGATTTCTCCAGATTGTTTATTGCTCCTGCTATTCAGGAAGTAATTACTCAGATGGAAAAAGACATCGCTTCTGCTGCTGAACAAGAGCTAAACTTCTTTACAGGTACCGCAGGCGTTGCGATTAACTCCTTTACTACTGTTGACTTAGCTGGTGCTAAATTGCTTGAGCAAGGTGTAAATATTGCTTCAGATGCATACATGGCAATGACTGTACGAGATGGTTCTAGTCTTAAAGGTGCATTGCTTAATAACTTCACTCCTGTATTTAACGAAGATATCGTGCGTTCTTCTGCAATTGGTCATTTGTCCTATTTTGACATATTCCAGTCTCAGAACATTAAGCATCATATTGCTGGTGCTGGCCCCAGATTGCATTCATCTGACACCTTATTGGTGAATGGTGCTGTATCTTCTGGTAACACCATTATTATGGATGGTGCAACAATCAGCGTTACTGATTACTTTGTAGTTGGTGATTTGATATCCATTTCTGGTGTTCAGTCTGTTAACCCTGTGGGTCGTGCTTCTACTGGACAGGATATGCAATGGGTAGTAACTGCCAATGCTGCTTCTGATGGTTCAGGTAACATTACTGTTCTAGTTAGTCCAAGTATTATTTCTGATGCGGCTAATCCTAACCGTAACGTTAGTAATGCTGTTCCTGATGATGCTCCTGTCACAATGGTTGGAAGTCATAACGTAAACGTGGCTTATCCTTCTCGTGGATTGGATATCGTTTGTCCTCCGCTTTACAAGTTGCAAGTTCCTTATGCTTCTGTTGCGGTCGATCCTGAAACTGGCCTGAGCCTTGCTGTTACCCAAACTGGTGACATTCTTGGTTATCAGAACTACATGCGTATTGACTTGTTGTGTGGCTTCTCCTGGCATCAACAATATGCCGCTGTTGTACTGTCATAAGGATTAGCCCAATGCTTACATGTGTCCATCATCCAATCGACCCGATGAGGGTCGTTGAACAAGATGAAGCAGAAAGATTAAAAGCAACGGGTGTCTGGTTTGATTGTCCATCGAAAGCGAAGCAATACAGAACAAAAGTAGAAGATGAGATCAAGCAGGAATCAAAGGAGGTTGAAAAGCCTCCTAAGACCAAACAAAAGGGGAAATAATATGAAAGACAATAAAATGGTTCAGTCTAACAATGCATTCGTTAAAGCTGAACAGCAAAAGATGAAAGGCAAGATGGGCAACCGTCCTGTCATGAAGCGTGAAATGGAAGAGTTCAATGCTTATATGAGTAACGATGGCGAAAATGCACAAGATTTCGCTCGTAAACTTTGTTCAGGCATGGAAGATGCATTTCCTTTGAAATAATAAGTCGATGCAATCGACATGTTAACTCAACATGTCGATGTTTCATGTTTTTTTAAATATGAAATAGCATTTAGTAAAGTTTCGCCTGACATCTAGTTCCATGTTATAATATGGGATTTAGAGTTCTAGTGTTATGAGAAATGAATTTTGTAAATGTGGTAATTTAAAAGAACGGCAGAGTGCTGGACAGTGTAATACATGCCATTCTACTTATACTAAACAATGGAAAAAAGACCATCCATTAACCGATGAACAAAAAGAAAAAGCCAAGATAACAAGAAAGAAATATGAAGATAAAAAGCGCGAAGGAACCAGGCAGAGAAATCCTAGATTGGGTGCAAGACCTGGAATTTTAAGGCCTTTGTGTTCTTGGTGTGATACGGTTATAGAGAATTTTAAGAAGAAGAATTTTTGTAAGCCGTGTGCTGCTAAATATAACAGGGAATGGAAAAATAAAAATCCATTAACTGGCGAGAAATTGTTAAGAGAAAAGGTAAGATTAAAAACTTACTATGAAATTAAAATGGGAAGATTGATAAGAAAACCTTGTGAAGTTTGTGGTCAGTTAAAGGTTGAAGCCCATCACGATGATTATTCTAAACCATTTGATGTGAGATGGTTATGTGGACAACATCATAGAGATCATCACATGATGAAAAGGAGATCCGATGGCTCAAGTGACGAAGACCGTAAATCAACTGATAGTTAATTCTTTATACCTTCTCGGGGAACTTGGCGTGGGCGAAGCACCTGATTCCTTTATGCTTTCCTCAGGTCTTGATTTATTAAACGAGTTGCTCACAAAGTTTGCAGCAGATTCTATTTATATTCCCTATTTAACCGAATTAAGCTTTAATCTAATAGCTGATAAACCAACTTATTCTATATCCGATATAGTACCTGCTGATGTTACAGGCAACAGAATCGTTGACCTATCCTATGCCAATTATACCGTACCCAGTGCCGGACAAGGGATAATCTATCCTTTGCAAATCATCAATAAAGCACAATATTTTGGCGTGACACGGTTATTGCCATTAAATACACGTCCTGGATTTATCTTCCTAGACAAACAAGATACCGAAAGTTTTATCACCTTATACCCTGCTCCTGACCAGCCTTATCCATGCTTATTGGGTGTTAAGAGTATGATTGACAGTCTCGGTGCTAATGACAGTCTTGAAGAATTGCCTCCTTTTTATTATGGGTTTTTGAAATATTGTATGGCAAGAAAATTCTTGTCCTATTATCCCTCTGGAAATTGGCCACAAACTGCCGAAGATGAATATCAAGATTATTTTAATACCATTAAAAATGCCAACGAAACTGACGTAACTGTAAGACCGTCAGCCATATTAAGCAGACCAGAGCCGTTCTACTGGCAAAATATTTTGGCGTACTGATATGCGTAAAGACTATGACCTTGTTGGCAGTTACGATAATCAACGTCTTAGCACGATTAATGCTGAACGCACGGTCAACATGTTTGAATATATGGATGCTGACGGTAAACGCCCAAAGGTATTGCTTTCTACTGCTGGCCTGATTAATGCAGATGTTAATTTTGGCATATTAACAGGTGGCGCAAGAGCGGCATTTGTTTTTGATGATGCAATCTTTCAAGTTTATGGTAATGCGGTATTCAGAACCACAGGAACAACTGGATTTTTATCTACCACAAGGATTGGCACGTTATCAACGACAGTGGGTTATGTTGGCGTAGATGCAAATACATTCCAAGTAATTTTTGTTGATGGATTGCAGGGCTGGATATGGGATATCAATGCCCTTACATTTAAATTAATTACCGATCCAGGATTTCCAACAAGACCAGTTGATGTATGTTATTTGGATGGATTTTTTCTTGTAGCTAATGGTGGAACAAATAATTTTCAATTATCAGAATTTAATCAAGGTATGGTATGGAGCGGAGGAACAGCAACATTTACGGCAGTAGCCATTACTGACATTCTTACTTTAAGTACTAATGGAAATAATTTTGCAACTGGTGTGCCTATTACCGTTACAACTACAGGAACATTGCCTACGCCATTGGCATTGGATACGACTTATTATGTAATATTGATAACCGATCCCGGTGTTTCTCCTGCACAGATTAAATTGGCAACATCTTATGCTAATGCAATAGCAGGAATCCCAATTGACATAACTGGTGCTGGTGCTCCTACAAACACTATTACTGTACAAGGTGAATTGCAACTCGGAAGTATTACCTCTCATCCTGGAACAATTGTTGGATGTCGTACCTTACATAGACGCATATTTTTATTTTCTCAGAACTTTACCGAAGTTTGGGAGAATGCTGGACAAGGTACGAATCTCCCTTTTAGACGTAATAATTCTCTGCTTATGGAAGTTGGAACTCCTGCTTTGGGAAGCATTGTTGTCGGATTTGATAGAATGTTCTTCTTAGCCCAAGACAAAGATGGTCTTGCAGGAGTAATGGAAGTAAAAGGTACGGAATCAATTCCTGTAAGTAATAGGGCATTAGATTTCCAATTAGCCCAATATGCTGCAGACCCATTAACAGGTGTTGCAGATGCTAGAGGAATATTGGTTAAAGAAAATGGGATTATCTTTTATAGGCTTAATTTTACTCTTGCTAACCATACCTTCGTATTAAATGTATCTATGAGCACGAATGAGGCTCCTAAATGGCATGAAGAAGAGGTGTTAAATGGCGATAGGCACCCCGCCCAAACTCACGCTTATTTTGATGGTGTTAATTATTACGGTTCTTATTTGGCACCAGTTTTTTACATAGTAAGTGACCAAACATCAACCAATGATGGCGAACCTATTAGACGCATGAGAATTGGTAGACAAATGACGCCAGAAGGATATAACCGCCTCAGAATTGATAGATTTCAGATTGACGTACTGCAAGGTGCGAATGATGTTACGCAATTTGTTGATATTGATTTGCTCACTGAAGACAGCATGGAATTACTTACCGAGTCTGGTGTGGATATTATAATTGAAGACGAGATTGAAGTAGGTAATGGTCAGCCAGTTATATTTTTGTCGGTTTCAAGAGATGGCGGCCAAACTTATGGAAATCATTTAATTGCTACTATGGGAAGATTGGGTGAGCGTACCTTTAGAACGGTATGGCGAAAGATAGGTACTACACCCAGGGGTCAAGGATTTGTGCCGAAGATTGAGTTTTTTAATGAGATTCCTTTTATTATTCTGGGTGCTGCTTGGGATTATGATGTATTACCGGAGTAAATAATGGCAAGAGACTTTGACTTTTTCCCTACATATGATCCTCTTGTAAAAGACAATGTGTATTTGAGTAATGTTTGGTCTGATTTCATGGCAACATTTGTGGAATCACTACGCGAATATTTATCAGCAGATGGTATTTTTGTTCCGCGATTAACATTAGCACAAAGAAATTTAATACAAACGCCCCAAGAAGGGCAAATGATTTATGTAACTGATTCAAATACACCGACTTTACCCCGAACGGCACAATTACAGATATGGCAAGTAGTTGCAGGTGTAGGACAATGGACAGTAATTGTATAGAATGAAATGATGAAATATCACAAGGAATGTGACTATGGCTTTTGACAGCGGAATGTTTGGTAGTGGCCTTGGAGGTTTTCTGGGTGGCATGTTTGGCGACTCCGGCAAACCCTATGATAAGGCGATGGAACAATATCAACAATGGGCAAACAAAGCCCAAGGTACTCAACAGCCTTTTTTAGACGCTGGAACAGGTGCAATTCCACAATACCAGGAATGGCTTGATAAGCAGAAAGATCCAACAAAGTTTATCAATGACACTATGGGTCAATACCAAGAAAGCCCTTATGCGCAATACTTACAAAAACAATCTTTGCGTGCTGGTCAAAATGCAGCATCAGCAAGTGGTATGTCTGGAAGCACTCCTTTAATGCAGCAAATGCAGCAAAATGCAGGAAATATTGCATCACAAGATCAGAACCAATGGTTACAAAATGTTTTAGGTATCAATACGCAATACGGTCAAGGTCAAAACAATTTAATGACTGGCGGTCAAAATGCAGCTAACTCACTGACCAATATGTATAATAATATGGGCCAACAAATGGGTCAGGCAGCTTACGGACAGGAAGCTGGCAAGAATCAAGATAGAAATAATATGTTTGGTGGAATTGGAAGTTTGATTGGAAGCTTCTTCCTATAGGGGTGAATGATGGCATTACCATTACCAAAAGTTGTTGCTGACGTAGGCCCAGGTGGAGGCATTGTTACCGCTATGGGTGGAATGAACTCATTGGCTAACGATATGTTGCTGCGTCAGATGAATCAAATTAAAAAGCAATATTTGCCTACAACTATGCAAGCAGAAGCTGCTAGCAAACTAGCCTATGCCAATTTAATGGGGCCCCAATTCCTTGCTAAATTATTAGGAAACCCTGGCGCTATAGCTAATATGGGTGATGATGCTGCAAAAGCTGCCTTACAAAAAGCAGTTGGCGCTGGCATGGGTCAAGGTTCTGCAATGAATTCGTTTAATCAAATGCAAGGCGGTCATCCTTCAGGAATTGGTCAACCAGGTACTAATTCATTATCAGGATGGTTTGCAAATAAGCTCAAAGAAGCATTTCATCGATCTCCTGAGCAAACATCTAATCCTTTTGCACAAGGTACGAGTATTCCTGGTCAATACAACGGGGATTCTCAATATTCAAGCCCTCCTGCGCCACGTAATGAGATGTCTTCATCAAGACCACCGGATGGAGTAATGAAAGAAGGTGAGCAATGGTATAACAGTAAAGGCGAGCCCGTTTATGCAGATGACGATCAAGAATCTGGTCAGAATCCGATGCAAATGGAATTAACTGAAGGTCGTCGCGAACCTACTTGGGCAGAAAAGACAGGAAGGCATCAAGGAACTATCAAACAAGGGGAAGAGGCTGGAAAATACCGTGCTCAAGCTCAAAAAGATATAGGACAAAGTCAGCTTGCGTTAAGTAATTCTGGTTCCTCATTGCATCGTATGGCCTCAATTATTAAGAATCCAGTTATTCAAGAGATGAGGTCTAAGATTCCATTTTTTCAAGATAAGCAATTAGGTTACTTAGAGAAGATGGGAACACCTGAACAAAAGAAACTAATTGGTGACTTTATTACAACAGGCGAGCAGATTATTGCATCTGGTGTACAGGCATTCGGTGGAAAGCCTCTAGTTAGAGAATTTGATTTACTTCAAAGACAAAAAATTAATAGAAACGATCCTATTCATGTTGCCGAAGGAAAGTTGCAAGCTTCTATAGCGCTTCATGATATAGCCGAAAAGAAGAACGAAATTATTAATGACCTTTTAGATCGAGGTGTTAACGAAGCAGATGCCGTAAGACAAGCCAATAAAATGGTGGATGTGAGTGCTATTGAGAAGCAAACACAAGATTTATTGCGTGATAAGCCAACAGAAGAAGACATCAATTATATGGCCAAGAAACGTGGCATATCTCCAAATGAAGTTAAGAAGCTCTTAAAAGCCAAGGGGTTATATTAATGGCTAATCCACGCGATTTCTTAGAAGATGATTACGAGCCTGCACAAAGTTCGAGTACTCCTAGAGATTTCTTGGAAGAAGAGGCGCCTCAAGAGTCGTTAGGGCAAGCAGCGTTATATGCAATTCCTAGAATTGGAGAAGATGTTCTGAAGGCTGGCTATGAAGGTTTGCAGAACGTTCCTGAATATTGGCAAAAAGCTAAAACCGAAGTTCCAGGGTTTTTTAATCCTAAGAACTGGCTAATGCATCCTATTGATCGTGGCGCACAAACTCTTGCTGGTCTTCTTGAATTAGGTCAGAAAATAAATCATGCGCCAAGAACTGCTGCGCAATACGCAGCTAATAGATTGCATTTAATTCCTCAAGAATTCGCTGATAAGGTTCCTCAAGCACCCGACTTAGATGAAGACATAGAAAAGTATATTGGTCAGCCTAAGAACCCAGGTGATGCTTTATCACGAGGATTAGCACGCAATTCTGACTTGTTATTAGCTGGAAATGCATTAGGAAAGGCTATGCCTCACCTAACAAAACGAGGTGCTCTTAAGAAATTGAAGAAGGGTCAGAAATTAGCATCTGAAAGAGAGATAGGAACACTTAATGTTGATCCAGAATTAATTAAAGATGCTGAACAATATTTACCTAATAATTTGTCAGAGCGTAATTTAATAGAAGGTTCTAATTATGGGGATTATGATTCATTATTTAGGTTGCAATCTGATTTAGGAAAGATTTCATCAGCAAGAACAGGTAAATTAAGTAAATTGTTTTCACCCGATACTAACCTTAAAGGTCAGGCAGGATTAAGATCTAGAAATAGCCTGTTAAATTCTATTCATGAGAATTTACAAGGAATGGGTCATAATGATATTTCTGACTTATTAAGACAAGGGCAAGAAGACTACAGAAGGTATATGAACTTTAGGAAATACCCTAGATTGTTGGGTGGAGCGGTAGCGGCCTATGCTGTGCCTAAAAATCCATTAACTGACTTGTTGAAAAAACTTTGGTCACATGGTGGCTAATAACGAAAGCCGATCCATTCATCCTTCTCTGCTCTTGAACGATGAATATCGGTAATAATGTCGATAACATTATAACAAAAGTAGCCGAACAGTATTAAAGACAACATAATTAACCCTCCAATTAATTTGGTTAATTATAGAGCACTGTTAGGATAAAAAACAAGCATTATTTATATTAGCAGGGATACGATACAATAGATAAAAAAATTATGAGAAATTTGATGTCACTAAATTGTAAGATAATAGATTGCCAAAGAAAGTATTATGCAAAAGGACTTTGCCAATGCCATTATCAAAATTTCCGTAAGCATGGAAAGGCTAATGGAAAGTATATTCGAGTAAAAAAAGGAGCGACCCTAAAAGAAAGACTCGAAAATAAATCTGTAGTTAATGAAGAAACTGGATGTATGGAATGGATTGGAGTGACTAATGGCACAGGATATGGAAAATTAGAAATTAATAAAAAGACATGTTCTGCGCATATTGTTAGTTTTGAAATTTATAAAGGACAAAAAGTAAATGATTTACAGGTTCTTCATAAATGTGACAATAAAAAATGTATAAATCCAGAACATTTGTTTCTTGGTACACAATCGGACAATATGTTTGATATGCATAAAAAGAAACGACATCCATATAGTAAGATGTAAATAAATTACAACGTTTCACAAGGAAGGTGACTATGGCAGTAACATTTTCATTAGCACCAGAACCAGTATGGATTTTAATCAATCTAGTGGGTACTACTGCTGGTGGCGGCTACATTAAAACCTGGCGTTCTTTGAATAAGGTTCAGCCAAAAGCTATTTATATGGATGCTGCTGGTGAAGAAGCTTGGCCTAATCCTACATTCTTTGATTTAAATGGTGTTCAAGGGCCATTTTATTGGCAAGTAGACAGCTCAAGCCCTGATGACACTTATTTTGTTCAGGCATTTGATGCAGAGGATAATCTTCTTTGGGAAATAGACGGATTTGACCCTACGGGTTCAGGTGGTGGGGGTAATGTTACCGTTTATATTCCTATCCAAAATTACATTGCCAATAATGTATTTGTAGATAATAGCGATCCCATTACTGTAGCGGCTAATGTAACAAATTATGTAATTGCTCCTTCCAATCATAAAGGCTTTACTCCAGCAGCACTTAATCCAGTAACTACGGTTTATGGAACCGTTGGGCCTGATATACGGTTTAACAAGAATGATACAGGTCTTTTAAGCGATCAAATAACTTATCCATTGTTTCCTTTGGCTAGTGCTCCTCTTACAGGTGACGTCACACCTGTTAATTATATTCGATATCAATGTACTGGTAGTCCTACGGGTGAAACATTTAAAAACTTTCAGTTTCCTGTATGTCAAAAGATTAAAAATTTATCAAATCAGGCAATGACATTTTCAGTATGGGCAGCAGTTACTGCAACTCCTGTTAATATAACTGCTTATGCATTTCAATATTTTGGTTCTGGAACAGCCGCTAGTGCGCCTGTGAGAGCAACAATAGGAACTTTAGCACTTACAACCACCTGGACAAAGTTTGTTTTTAATTTTACGGTTCCTGATGTTTCTGCACAGTCCCTTGGAACACCTGGTTTGCAGACAGATGATGATGCGCTTTATGTCCAATTAGAAATGCCATTGAGTACAAATTGTGATGTATTGTTTACAAAACCTGCGCTTTATCTTGGAACGATTAATCCAACGATAGACTTTGAAGATTATGATCAGATTGATAGCGTTAATTTAACACCAAGAACAGGTGATATCAAAGTAAGTCTAATGGTAGGTTCTTTAGGTGGATTTTCAACACTTAATGGTTGGATTCCAATGAATGATGGGTCTATAGGTAATGTGAATTCATTAGCTTCAATACGACGTAATGCAGATTGTTTTCAATTATATAAAACAATTTGGGATAGTGTAACTAATACTTGGGCACCTGTTTCTGGTGGTCGAGGGGCAACGGCAATTGCAGATTTTCTAGCAGGTAAAACACTGACTCTTCCATTGGCTTTAGGACGAGTATTGGGTGGTGCAGGATTGGGATCAGGATTAACCTCAAGGGCCTTAGGTGAATCTTTGGGATCGGAAACAATATCGATTGCTGCAATGCCCCAACATAATCATCCTGGAAGTACTGTTGCATTAGGATCAGTAAGCATTGGCTCTGGCACAAGTGGAGTAGTAGCTGGATTAAGCGCAGGCCCAACTGTTGTTACTGTGGCTCCTCAAGGAGGTGGAATTTTAAACACTTCTGGTGCAGCTGATGGTAATATGCAGCCGTCCACATTTATGACGTTGTTTATCAAACTTTAATTAAGGAGCCTAATAATGGCAGTTCAATTAGTAAATGTTCCAGCATTAGATCCAAATGCTTACACTGGCCCCACACGTGTTATGGCCGGAGTTGCTCGCACCGGAGATGTTACATTAGATACCTATTATGGTGCGAATGGTTCTGTAGAATTTGCACGCTGGCTTTATGTTGGCGTGACTGGTAACGTTTCATATATGAAATGGGATGGTACCAATCAGACTCTAATCGGGTTGGCAGCAGGTGTATGGCATCCAGTGTTTTCCATCAAGGTTAATACTGCGTCAACGACTGCGACTGGCTTGGTGTGGGGAAGTTAGCTAACTTCAGGACGTAGTAATATTACTAATCTAAAAAGGAATTTAAAATGACTACAAGTTTATCTCAAACCGTTTTTTCACCCTGGTTAACACCTGTGCGATTGGCGTCTACGTCAAACGTTGCAGGCACATACTATAATGGGCCAAATAACAATGGCGTTGGAGCTACTTTAACCGTTGCTGCATCTTCGCTGACTATTGACAGTGTTGTTTGTAATGTAGGTGATAGAGTATTGCTTCAAACTCAAACCACCACTTACCAGCAAGGTATTTATATTGTTGAAAGTATTGGTTCTACTGTTGTTCTACAACGTGCTGCTGACCAACAATCATTAGAGCAATTGAAAGCGGGTGAATATGTTGCGGTTGGTGCTGGCTCTGTGAATGCTGGTAACTTCTATACTCTAGTTGAGCCATTACCACAAGCAATTGGCGTTGATGCTATTGTGTTTAATGCTGATCCATCTGCCGGAGGCGTAAGCTTCTCAAATGGCCCATCAGTTGCCAATGCAATCCCTGTATTCTCCGATACTTCTGGAAATATCAAACCAGCTAATGCTGCCCCTGTTACTTTGGGTCAAAATTTGGCGGTTACTGGTACTGGCGTATTCTCTGGTGCTCTTAGCTCCACTGCTGGAAACATCACATCAGGTTCTTCTGGTGATGCAGGTACATTTATTTCATTCCCTGCTACTGCTGGTAATGGAACATTGATATTGCAAGCCGTTAATGCAGGTGGTGCATTTAACACTACGATTGCTTCTGGCACAATTGGACAATCTTCTGTTATTACGATTCCTGATCCAGGTGCTGCAACTGCAAACTTCATGTTAGATGCAGGTACTACAACTGCAAAAACCATTACAACATTAACTTCAACAACAGCCAATATCACCAATTTGAAATATGGTGCTACTCCTGTTGCTCAAGTTGACCCAGCATCTTGCACTATTACTGCTGCTGCTGGTGCTGCAAACACTGCCACTGTAACGGTACAGTTGAAAGATGGAAGCGGAACCAATATGACTCGTATTATTCCATTCAGAGTTTATGCGTCTTCCGCTGCCGATGGTTTAACACTTGCAAGTGCTGCTTCTACTGGATTTTCTGTAGCAAGTGGTGGCTTGAGTCTGAACAACGGTGCTGCAATTACTACCCAGATTTCTTGTATGTCCAGTGCTACTGGCGGATGTGTTCTTAGTCTGCTTGATACTGGAAAACAAACAAGTTACCTGGTATTGGTTCTTGCGAACGGATGTAAAATATCTGCTCAATTATCTGCTGGAAGTTATGGTTAGTAGTTAATTGCGTCATAAATGGTGGGGCATGAAGCCCCACATCTTAAAGGGAATTATCGATGCAAGGTGCATATGGTGGGTTAATTGTTATTTTAATGTATGCGGCAGCCGAAGGTGCTATTGAAGAGCAGTTTGAGTTGATTACGCAAAACAATTTATTCATTTTCACTCAAACATCCCAAGGAATTTTGGTAACGGAGTAACACATGGCATTAAATATGGTACCAAGTTTTACGGTCTCTAATAGCATAAATAGTACTGCTATGGACTCCATACCATCTTGCAATCTGTGTGCATTTTATTTCAATTCCAAGAAGTTTTCTTATTTGGAGGACATCAGTTGTGGATAATTTGCTATTAGGCAGCATTTCCATAGGACATCCAGATAAATTGTTTTTAGATCGCCTTCCTTTTTTTGAGCTATCTAAAATATTATCTATATTTGTTCCCAGAAATAAATGCTTTGGATTGACGCAAGGAGGATTGTCACAATGATGACATACGAACATTCCTTCAGGAATTGGCCCAATAAATCTTTCATAAGAATAGCGATGAACTCTCATTCTTTTCTTATTGAATGGCTTTATTCTTCCGTAACCATTTTTATCTCTTGCGCCCATCCATTCTATGCATCCTTTTGCAGTAGGTTGAGAGCATTTTCTTTCAAATCTTATTTCAACTGGATCACCTATTCCTGTCTCGCCCATATGTTCACCATTTATAAAAGAATTAATATTATACAAAATATGGATGGCAAAATCAACTTTAAGGAGAAGCCATAGTGGCCGGAATCAAGATTACTGACCTCCCTGCAGCCCCATCGGCACTATTAACCGATGTCTACCCTGTCGATCAATTACCAGGGCCGGTAACTTATAAAGAATCTAACGCACAACTTTTATCATTATTTCAATCAAACGGTGCAGCGTTAACAAGTGTTAATGATACCAATGTCACGGTGACATTAGGTGGCTCACCGACAATTGCATTATTAAATGCAACCTCAATGACTCTAGGGTGGACTGGACTATTGTCAGCATCAAGAGGCGGTACTGGAATTGGGGCACTAGGAACTGGTGTTGCGACAGCATTGGGAATAAACATTGGTTCCCCTGGAGCATTTGTAACCTTTAATGGTGCGCTTGGAACTCCAAGTTCTGGAACCTTAACTAATGCTACAGGTCTTCCCCTTACGACTGGAGTTACAGGAAACTTACCTGTAACGAATTTAAATAGCGGTACAAGTGCTGGGGCTACAACCTTTTGGCGCGGAGACGGAACTTGGGCAATACCTGCTGGAACTGGAATAACAACAGTTGCCATACAGAAATTTACTGGAAATGGAAGTTACACATACACCCCAACTTCTGGAATGAAATATTGTGTTGTTGAATGCATTGGTGCTGGTGGTGGTAGTGGTGGCGCTGCGACAACTTCTGCTGTTCAATGTACTGCTGGAGGAGGTGGTGGCGGAGGTGAGTATACTCGAATCGTGTTGTCAGCGGCTACAATAGGAGCCTCAAAGACTGTTGTCATTGGTGCCGGAGGTACTGCTGGTGCGAATACAGGAGGCAATGGTGGAACAGGAGGAAACACCACATTAGGCAGTACATTAGCTACAGCAGTTGGTGGCTCAGGTGGAACTGGAATGGCCGCTCAAGGAGGCACTGCAACTGCTGCTGGTGGTTCTGGAGGAACAGGCGGTACGGGAACTTTTGCTGTACCTGGTGGCGATGGCGGCCAAGGGGTCGCTGTGTTTGTGGCTACAGCTTATAGCGTTATAGGTGGCCAGGGTGGTGATTCAGTTTATGGAACTGGTGGAATTAGTCAGATACGAATAGCTGTAAGTGGTGGCGCTGCATCAGGAATTGCTGGAACCGGTTATGGGGCAGGTGCAGGTGGTGCAATTATTTCAATTAGTGGCCCTGCTGGTGTAGGAGCCGCTGGAAATGATGGAGCAGTCATTGTGACTGAATATATTTAATGAATAATGATAAACTCCTAAAAAACCCAAAGGAATCAATTAATGTATAAATTTTTCTTAATTATGGGATTAGGTTTCTTATTAATGAGCAAAGCTTTTTGCTCATTGCCGCCTGATGTCGAAACAGACAACATAGGTAGAGTTATCAAATATCCAGGAAAAACAGCGGTTTCTTGCCCTATACAAGATAACAAAACCGCTGTTATTCTTGTCATTGGTCAATCTAATTCAGCCAATCATGGAGAAAAAATATTCACGACAAAATATCCAGATCAAGTATTTAATTATTTTGAAGGAAAATGTTATATTGCTTCTTCTCCTTTGCTAGGTTCTACAGGAATTCAAGGGGAATTTATTACGCCAATGGCCGACCAACTAATTGCTAATGGAGATTATGAAAAAATAGTTATCATATCATTCGGTATTGGTGGAACAACTATTAGTTTGTGGGAAAAAGGAGCTATTTTTAATAATATTTTACAAAAAATATTATTCGATCCAAAATTAAAATTTAATATTACAGATATTATTTGGCATCAAGGAGAAAGTGATTTTAATCTTCTTACTACTACAGAACAATATACAGATAGATTTCATTCTTTAATTAATTCGATAAGAAAGCCTTATTCATCGTTTCCTAATGTTTATTTAGCTGTAGCAACAAAATGCGGAGAAAATCCTGATTGGAAAGCTATTAATGCAGTATCAATAGCACAAAAATATTTAGAGGATAAAAATCATAATATTTTTTTAGGTGCTAATACTGATGATTTACTTTTATATGATGATAGAGATATTGCACATTGTCATTTTAGTGAATCTGGACAAATAAAAACAGCTAATGCTTATGCTGAGTCGATTCATAGGAATCATAATATATAAAAATTAACCATTAAATTTAAAAGGAATTAAATAATGGGAATTAAAATAAGTCAATTACCACCAATTATAACTCCAGCATTAAGTGATGTATTTCCTGTGGTTCAAAGTGGTGTTACCTATAAAGAGACATTTTCTCAACTTAGTAGTCTTTTTGCTAATTCTCCTGTAAATACCAATATAACTTCAATGACTGGATTAACAGGTGATTTAAAAGCACCAACTGGAATAATTGATGCAAATGGCAATAGGGTTTTATTATTCACGGAGGTAACAAATGCAGTTAATTATATTGATATATTAAATAATTCAACCGGCATGGGCCCATTACTTATTGCTGAAGGGACAGATACAAATATAACAATCAATCTTAGAGGAAAAGGTACAGGAGGAGTCAACGCTCAAACTATAGGCAATATTCCATTTATTACTTTCACAGGCGCTACATTTCAACATGTTACTAATTTTGTAATGGCAACAACAAATGCAACGAGAACAGTAACTTTCCCTGATGCAACAGGTACAGTTAATTTAGCCACTAAAGCAAACGGCACTGAGGCCGCAAATGCAGTTACAGCTAGTGGTACGGCAGGTGTCATTACTACATCGGCATTAACTTTAGCAGGAGCCGCAAATTATGCTATTACTTGGACTAATACTTTTATTACTACTGCTTCTACCATCTTATTAACAATAATGGGCGGAACAAACACTGTTCTAAATATTACATTAACCGCGACCGCCTCAAATGGCACAAGTACATTAACCATTTACAATAATACAGCCGCTACAGCCCTTAATGGTACGCTCTTTATTGGTTATATGATTATCCCTTAAAAGATTATTGCGCAATGAGTTCGTAGCCGCGACTCTTGCGCCTTTTAATCATTTTATCGATAAATTTTTTAACTTCTTCTTCGGTTTGCACAAGAATATTTTTGCGCCCACCACGATTTGAATTACAGCCACCCCAACGGTGATTAAGTACAATATCATTAGTTCCATCTTTTTCTACTGTGATTTTATAATATCGGGCTTTTTCTCTATTTAACCATTCATAAACATTAGGCATAGGTACTTAACATCTCCGCTATGGCTTCCTGCTGGGCAAACATAAGGTCTTCTTCAATGAAAAACTTAGGGTCTTGAACATCTACTTCATTACCGTCTACATCAAAAAATTGCACATGCACACCTTATCTGAAAAGGTGTGCATCTTACGAAATTCTGATCTTGTGTGCAACATAGATGTCAACAAAAATTGTCTGACAGAATGTCTGTCATATGACAGAGGACTTGTCATGAACATTATGAATAAATACTATACTAAAATACGGTATAAATCTTAACCATGTTGTGGAGCAGTTTTTGACCAGTATAACATCGGTACAAAATCATCCTAAATTATACCTATTGAATCTAATGTACACTAAAAATGTACTAACTACGGCCTTAGGTCTGATTATCAAACTAACCAGATATTTATATATGATGTATGTTATAATCAGACTTTTGACAGATGTAGCGTAACCCATAACAAGAAGCAAACGTTGGTTCATTTGTATTAGCTTGTCGATATTGTCAGGCGTCATAATTCAATCCAATCTTCGGCCACAAATGATTCAAAGTCAGGAATAAAAGGAAATATTTCCATTGATTGCACCGCAAGAAGCCTTGTCGCTCTATCCAAAAATATAAACATTTCATTCCAATCTTTTAATTTAGCTTTGGATCCATTAACCAATAATGGAATGATTTCACAGAATTTGTACTCAGTAGGTAAATCATCAACTAGCCATCCATCCGATACCATGATGTCTTCATTGTATGAATAATTAATCAATCTTGGTTGGAATGACTTAACATCTTCGCCTACCATTTTAAAATACACCCCTTCGCGCCACGGATGACGAGTTACCTTTGCCCCTGCTTTCAGGGAATCCATTGCATCACAAAATTTCATTGGTCTATCTCCTTTATTCTATCCATGATTACGCTGCTGTTTACTGGCCTTAGATTATGTTGCTCTACACTTACATTAAAATAATTAGGGTCATCACCACCTGGCCAAACAACTTCTCCTTGATGAATTAATGTATTTCTCCAAACTCTTCTGCTATGCAAATGCCCATGAACATTAAGAAAAAATCTCTGTCCTAGATTATCAGGATGAACAGGAATATGCGTTAATATACATCTCTTCCAATGGTACGCACCAAACAACCTTTGAAAATGAGAAACATATAAATCGAAGCTATGACAATCGTGATTCCCCATAATGAGACGCTTGTGACCATGAAGCCTGTTAGCGATAGCAACATTGCTAGCCCCAAAAGCAAAGTCACCGAGATGGAATACAATATCTTTCGGATTAACCGTCTCGTTCCAATTGGTAATAAGCTGTTCATTCATTTCCTCCACGGTTTCAAATGGTCGAGCTTCCTTCTCATATTCAAGGATATTACGATGCCCGAAATGGGTATCTGAGGTAAAATAAGTCTCAGTCATAATACTTCCTTTGCGCATTAAGCACAGCTTGATAGGCTGCTTCTTGTGTTTTATAAACACCTAAAGAAATTCGTTTATATGCAACAGATATTCTTGCTCTCCAATTTCCATCGTGATGCTTTGTTACTCCTCTGTATCTACTTTCGCCTCCACGACTTTTTTGATACTGAATATTTTGTGCATGGGTGCATACTCTTAAATTGCTTTTTCTATTATCTAATGTATTACCATTGATATGGTCTACTTCCATCCCATCAGGACAATTCATAATTTGCCTGTGCATTTTGACCTTGAGTCTCGTGCCTGATTCATCGGTCCCATTATTTCTAATCGCATAGAATCCATTTTTTAATCTAGTTGGTTGTGCTTGCCATTTAAAGGCGATTATTTGTTTATAATCTTCTTCATCTATTCTCGCATATTGACCTTTTGTTAATTCAACCAACATCATTCTCGCCTAATTCCTTTAGTAAGTTAGTTGCAGCCTGATTTATCCATGATATTGTTTCACGGTTTTGTAAATCGCCACCTGTCGCAATTGATTCATTGGCAATCATTTTTACAAACTCAACTAGTCTGTCATATCTTTGACACAATTCCATCATTTATCCTTTTGCTTATGGTCTACCCACCTAAGGGCTAATTTAACTTTATCCATATACTGTTTTAAAATAAACTCTCTGCGTATTTGAAATGTTCCAGCTACTTTATCTATTATCTCCGCTGCAATGGCTGATGGCGCAGTTAAACATTGTTGAATAAAATATTTTCTATCATTCTCATAATCTCTTGGATCAATACATTCTATAAACTTCTGCACAAACTCATTAGTTAAGTCAGTTAGCTTCTTCAAATCCTCAAGTTTCTTATCCACCTAATACCTTCTCCATAAAAGGGTGGGATAGAGGGATTTTCACCCTCACCTACCTCGTTAGCTTACTTGTACCAGCCCTTTTCTATTTCTAGCGGGTCACTCGCGACTCAGGTTTCCCATTGCCCTTTCCTATTCAGCCTCGGCTATGCCAAAATGAGGCGCTCTTCGATCACGCGCGTCTTTTCGAGCTCTATCCCATAAACAATTAAAACGCTATATCATCATCAGCGAAGGGATCGTCTTCTGCCTTTTTAGCTAGTGGCTTTTGATCTTCCTTCTTGATATAGTCCTCAACTTTGTTCTTATCTGGGTACTTACTCCCAGCAGGTTTCCCTTTTAACTTATCTTGTGGAATTTCGCCACCTTCTTCAATAGTAATTTTTACTCGAACCCGATTGCCAATGGCGACTTCTGAACATAATTTACCAGACTCATATTGTGGTAACAGTCCTGCTGAATCAGCAAAATGAATAACCTTCCACATCATGCTCTTCGTAAACACAAGGAAGTCTCGAACATCACGGGCCTTTCCATCTTCATCAAAAACCTGCAAGGTGATGTCCATCATAGGGTTACCGCTATTGGCAGAAACCTTATCTTGTGAGGCAGATATTACCGCCTCATACTCACCTTCTTTAAGAAGGTTAAATCGCTCTTCGATAGCTTCCTGCTCTGACATTACTGAATATTGAAATGACATTATATATTTCTCCATGTTATGTTACGAACGATTCTATCTATTGCACTTATTGAGGTGCCATATATTTTTGATAACTCTGTGCAATTCATTGTTTTTGAATAAGACATTCTTATTTTTATGATATCTTCTTCTTTTAGCTTAGCCGTCCCATTCCGTTCACCAAATGACCCAACATATCCATTTCTATTCTTTTGAAACATGTCTTGCGTGTTATCTTTTTTTGTTCCTAGCCATAGATGCTCTGGATTAACACATTTCCTGTTGTCACAGGAATGCAGAACGCACATCCCCGCAGGGATCAATCCAATAAAAAATTCATAAGAATATCTATGGGCATGAATCCATTTTTTATTTAGAGTTTTAAACTGTCCATATCCATTAGACTTTATTGTTCCTCTCCACTCCAAGCATCCGTTATTGCTAATTAAGATGTTTGAATAAAATCTATTTTTATTTGTATTCAATATTCCAGAATCTCGAATATATCTATGGCTAGTCATTTTATCCCTCTATCTGCTTTTTTAAATGATCGATACATTTCTGTATTTGTTCAGAAGTCATTTCTTCAAAACAGGTAGACTCTGATTTTGATAACCATTTATCTGTTATTTCTTGAGACACCTTCAATAGCTCTATTAATCTTTTTATCTCTGTAATTTGTTCAGATGATGCCAATACCTGAGGAACAGAATCTTTTTCTAATATTTCTTTTCCATATCTCTTAGACATTTCTTTATAACTAAAAGGGAAAGTATCCCCATCCGGGAAGCTTTCTATGCGTGATTTCCTAACCAGACCCACTCTTTCTTTTCCTCTTTTTTGGATTTCAAACACTAAATCAAACAAATAATCCAATTTTTTATAGCCATCGAAGGTTTGCCCGAGAACAGATAAATTTGCTCCATATTCATTCTTGCTATGACAAGTAATAATTACATTCATATCAAGTCTGAAAAGAAGATTAAGCAATTGCTTCATTCTCTTATTTCCTTCGCCATAATGCCTTCCAAACTCTGTGCCCACCTTGCGCTCTGCTTTCTCTAACAAGTCGTTGTATAACAGCGTCAGCGAGTCTATAACCAGGGTCTTGTATTCGTGCTTGGTCGTTAAAAGCTCGCGGACTTCATTAACCATCTCATCGAAATCTACGGTCATCAGTACCGCGCCGTCCACCTCTTCAATCGCTCTGACGTACTGAGGCTTGTTCGTTGAGCCCTCAGTGTCGATGATGTAAGGTCTTGGGAATTGGATTGCAGCCATCGTCTTACCGACACCGGCACAACCATAAAACAATGCCTTAAGTCGTGACTCAATCATTGCTGGTTTCTTTGCTTTTAACGCCATTTTACTTCTCCACTAGTTATGACCATTTAAGGTCTTACGAAATCAATTCCATATACGCACCATATTGTTTACATCAACAAAATGGTGCGCATAAAGCATTTATCTCTTCTTGAACAACCATAAATATTTAGCTCTCTTAAAATTCAATCGTTCAGATGGCTTGATGTAATCTTTAATCATTTTGTGGCCCCTCTTCTAGTAATGAAATGTGTCCTATTGCTGCGTACCGCGCTTCCTGTTCTGAGTCAAAACTATCTTGTGACTCAATAACTCCATCATCATAAGGAGGGCACCCCTCACCATAGATTTCATAATTAAAAGTCTTCTCTGCTTCCTTAACGACTTTGAATTGATAACAACTGTATTTCTCAATCATTAGAACTTACCCCAATAAATTTCACCGGTTTCGCGGTCTTGTTGGGCGTACAATCCTTGCTCGTTGTTAATCATGTGGTGATAGCTGTTGCACGCATCATCAAGAACATCTTCAAGAGATGATGCGTAGTAAGTGAGTAGGTTTTTTCGGGTAACTTCTGCGAAGTGTTCTCTTGTTTCAAGGCAATCGTTCTTCAACATAGAAAGCATGGCACACAAATAATCACTGTTAATGGATTCGTCTTCACCATAACAAGCGTATTCAATTTCACGGTCTATTGATTCTATGTAAAGACGGACGAGTTCATTCTGTTCGTCTGTTGGAAGCATATCGAGGGAAAGCTCGTATTGCTCGTTCACAAATTTTGCGTAACTAGCAACCAATTCTTCGGCGTAGTTTGTTAAGGTTCTCTTGTGACTCATTCGTTTTGTCACTCCTTTGACTGCATTCGTTCCTAGTTGGAACGGGTCATCAATCCATGATGACTGTTGATTTTGCACATAGCTGTGCGCTAAACTAATTACGTTCATTATTATCTCCTGCTACGGATGTATTATGTTCATCGGGGTGAATGGTTCGAGCCACTCATCCCAACGCCTTACCTATTACGCTAACTTTAAAAAGTGCAAAACGATGGGAACAATCCATCCACCAACTACTAACCCCATTGTCCAATTCATTTTATTTTCAAGAATTCTAAACTTTTCATCATGAACACGTAACTTAACTTCATGTTCTATATATTGTTCGTCTTTCATGTTTTTATCTCCTAACATAACCACTTATGTACAATTATACATGTGTATCCAATCGTGTCAACTTACTTTCAATCTTTTTTTTGTGCTTCTCTATGCATTCCACTATAATCTGAGTCATAGAAGTCTCTTTTGCTGCGGCTTCTGCTTTTAAAAATATCCATAATTCTTTTGCAATTCTCATGTTAAAAATCTTTATTTCACTATCTTGTTTAGACATCTTACTCACCCTTTTTATTTAACATCAATGTACATTTAATTAAGTGTACCAATGATTATATGTACACGCAAGACAAATAACAAAAAGTTACACATCTGAATAAAAGTGTAAATAGGGCTTATGTTTGTGTGCGATTTGTATTAGGATCAGGAGAATTTAGGTTACACTAGAAGGGTTAGCAGCTAAGTTACATCATGTTCCTTGCTGCTGGAACTTTTATAAACAGCGCATGATTGACTGACCGCCAAGTTACCCAATCGTGCTTATTAGAACTACCGGACGCCAAAGATTGGCAAACATCGGCTTGGTGCGTCCATACGTGTTAACGTCAATTAACGAGGTAATTATAAACATGCTAGCCTATAACCGCAACCTTTCTTTGCTCTGTTCCATTCCAAACCCTATACTGATTCCTTGTACACGATGTGCATTCATCCAATCTATAGGGAAGTAGACATGAGCATAGTTAAGAACACACCCCATATTTTAAAGCATTGCCGTTCAGGCTGGACAAACTTACAAAACAAAACAATCGATGCCATCAAAGACCCCGGAACCCTTGGGGTGTATGTATACCTTGCAAGCAAATCTGAGAACTGGAACATCTCCGAAACCAACCTACAAAACAGATTTGGCAAAGGAAGGGATTATATTCGCGCACGATTGGCAGAATTGAAGCATGTAGGCTTACTGAAAACCCACGCAATAAAAGATAATTTAGGCCGCATAATCCGCTGGGAGACTGTACTTTATAACGAAGTCCAGATTACGGATTGTCAGGAAAAACCGCCTAAAGTCCAGATTACTGAAAATCCACATTCTGGAAAACCCAGTGATCTGGAGAATCCACCTACTACGAAAGAAAGAGATCTAAAAAAGAAAGAGATTAACAATCACACACACAGCGTGGAGTGCGATTTGTTTTTGGAATCTGAATCACAAAGAAAAGCCCTGATGCTAAGAGCGAAGACGGTGAAGCATGAAAAGTGCAAGGAGCTATACGAGCAATTGCCCCAAGAAGTAAAAGACGATAAAAGCTTTGAAGACATTCACGATGAATGTGTAACCCACTACGCAACCCAGACAGAGCCACAAATGGTAAGTCCTCAACGGCTCATGTCATGGATTAAGCGCGACATTAAATACCACGCCAGCCAACCTACAAAACCAGCCAGTTACCAAAAGCCCGGTGATTCGTTCAACAACTATATGAAATCTCAAAAAGCAGGTAATACGTATGACCAACACGGTAATACATATGACCCACTCCGTTGATAGGGATTTAGTTAATCGCTTATTCGCTAAGTTCGCCAGTAAATACGGCAAGCTTTGGACTACACGGCTCGGTGAAGGTGGCGATTGGGCTGGCTGCGTTGATGATTGGTTTGATGAACTATCCAAGTTCTCACTTGAACAGGTGCGAGCAGCCGTCAACAAAGGGTTAACCATTTACCGAGACTTTCCACCAACCCAAGGGCAATTGATTGATTTATGCTTGGCTGAGAGTGGCGTACCGGATTTGAAACAAATCATTCGCGCAATGGTAGCCCGTGACTTTGGCCATCCGCTTGTGAAAATGGTGTATGACAAGATTGGCTCTTGGACATTAACCAATGGCAAAGAAACAGAAATTAATAGCAAAGCCAGTGCAGCATATAGCGAGTGTCTAGCTGATTTCACTATTGACCCTCAATCATGCTGGCAAAAACTAACCGATTTCAACGCCAAGCCAAAGGAACTTCCAGCTCCTTCAAAGATTCCAAGCACCAGCGAAAGCAAAGCGTTTCGTGAGTGTATGACTAAGTGCCAAGAGTTACTTAGCCAAAAAAAGATTGCTGGTGGTGGCAAAACCTATAAAGAGTTCCCGGCCAATCAAATAAAAAAAGGCCATAAAGAGTTTGACCAAGCTATTTTTGATGAGTACAAAGCGTACTTATTGAGTATTCCAGAAACTGAAACGATGATTTTACCGCCTGTTTATCTCATGGAGCGCAACAAGTTTTTAAACATGGCAAAGCAAGCAGAATGGTTAAAGAAGCAAGGCTACGTACCGCCTAAAGAGCGGGAAGGGTTTGCATCTCCGAAAGGCTCTGATAGAAGTGGGAATGGTAAACCCACCAAGATTTATAAAAATTGGGCGCATGACTGATGAATAAAGGGCTATGGATAGCCAGAAAGAATTACTTGTGTACATTGATTAAGAAAGTATCAGATGGTCATGGTGGTGATGACATTGAATTTCTTAGACAACATTGCAAAGAAGTAATCGAGGCACATCCAGATGAAAAGATTGAAGAAGCTATCGCGTGCTATCAGGAGATGATAGAGCAATTAAAATATTACCCAGAGAGAGTTATTAAAAATGGGAAGAAGAGTTAAGAAGATTGTAAGTTTGCACGACCATAAAGCCATGATGGCGCTACTTAAGGATTTATATGGCAGTGATACGGTCAAGGACGACCAAAAGGTTTGTGATACCGACAGAGCGCCAGGAACAAAGGGCGCTAGTGAAGTGGTTAAGTTACCATCCGATATTGCATGAGTTCTTTTGCAAGAATAATAACGAGGGGAAAAGAACACCCGCACAGACACACAATTTAAAATTGGAAGGTTTACGACCAGGCGTGAGTGATTTGTTCATTCCATACCCCAGCAGAACTGGGAAATTCCCAGGATTATGGCTAGAAGTTAAACGTGATATGCATTACCCGCCATCAGCCATGAAGACCCAAACATGGTTGCAACAGGTAGAGTGGATTGAGCGCATGAAAAGGGTTGGCTATGAAGGAAAATTCTGCTACGGTTGGATTGATGGGAAAAAAATTATTGAAAGTTACCTCCTGGCTTGATGATACTGTCCATTATTTCCGTTTTAAACAACTTCCTTGTTTAGCCCACTTCGGTGGGTTTTTATTTTTGTGCTAATATTAAATTATCTACTACACAAGGAACGTGCATATGCCTAAGTTCAGTCAAGAATCATTTTCTAAGCTCACTACCTGCCATCCTGACTTACAAGCTCTCTGTTATGAAGTGATTAAGTATTATGATTGCACCGTATTGCAAGGCTACCGAAATGAAGTAGACCAAGAAAAAGCATTTGCAGAAGGCAATACCAAGCTTCACTATCCGCATGGAAAACACAATCATCAACCGTCCATGGCTGTAGATTTAACGCCATACCCTATAGACTTTAACAATGAGAAATTGGCTCTCTGGTTTGGTGGATATGTCTTAGGCTTAGCGCAGAAACTTAAAGATGAAGGTAAAATGACGCATAGTGTTCGTTGGGGCGGCTCATGGAATGGTTTAGGTGATTTAAACACCCCTCACATGCTTAATGACTTGGTGCATTTTGAATTAGTGCAGTAAATACCGGAGGGAATCATGAAATTGCTGCGTGATTACATAAAGAACAAGCCTACTCATGCGTTATCTGTGCCAGCTATATTGTGTTTTATCCAGTTTTTAACTAATCTTTGGCAAATTATTAAGACAGGTGTGTTTGATAGTAATGCAATGAACCAATTACTTTCATCTGCTGATGGCTTTGAGGCTGTTGTGTTGTTTGCGATTATGATAGCCTTGAAGAGTAAAAAAAAGTAAGATACATTTATTGAAATCTATATAACTAAAGGATTAGTTAAATGGCTGGAAAACCACAACCCAAGAAAGAATACGTCCAAGAAGGTAGTGGACGACCATCTAAATTCACCCCTGAAAGGCGTGCTTCTATTATTGACGCTATTTCTCACCGCATTCCTTATGAAATGGCCGCAGAAGCCAATGGTATATGTCTTGAAACGCTATATGAATGGTTGCGGATTGGCAAACAACATCGTATGGATGGAATTGAGTCAGATTACACCATTTTTTCTGA